CATGCCGTCGAAATAGGAGCCTCGAACCTGCCTGCATTCGGTATGTAGTTCCCCGGTCGATGCTGACGCTTCAACGCTTGCCGTCCCGCTAATCTGACAATTGTTTTCCCCGTAAGTTGCTTGATCGTTTAGCACGTCGTAGGTAATCGGGAAAACAAGCGTTGCAGGATGATTGCCTGTTATCGTGAGCGTCGTCGATACCGCGTTGTGTATGATGCAATACCCGCCGCATGGGTGAATGCATTTGCAGCAAATCTTCCCGATCTTGCTCATGGGCACAACTCCACTGCGGAGAACTTATTGCCAACGCGAAACAATTTGAGGAACGCCCCGCTATCGATGGCCGTTCCACAATTGACCACATCGACCGCGTACAAATCACTCAACACATTCGCATCGCTTATCTGCTTCACCATCGCTGTTCCCGTGCCGAGTGTCGTCCCCGCCCTCGCTGTGATTGTACTCGTAGCCACCGCAATTAAGCAATCCGCCGCCTGCTGCGTTGGATCGCTATTGCCACCGCTACTAGTCTTGCCACCGATTAAGCGTAGCAACTCCGTTGAGTCCGCATCGTTGAAAGCGTAAAGCACCTCATCAGCCATGTTAGGAAGTCCTTACAAACGAGGAAAAATTGACTTCCTTTTTGCACCGGAACTCGAGAGTTGCCGGGCTTGTAGTCTTCGCACCCGAACCGTTAAGCCCACCGATGATTCCAAACGTGTTCGTGTCGTCCATATACCTCTTAAGCGTCGATCCGTCGAGGTAATAAGGCCCAACGTCTAATCGCTTTTCGTCGTGCGTATCGGGATCGTAGGTGACTTTGTACTTGACTCTCCACGCCGCAAATCCTGCGTAGGATCCTAACTCAGCCTCGACGACTTCGAGGAGTAGCGTCCTCGCCGGGAATACTTGCCCAATCGCATCGAAGGATGCATTATTGACCGTATCGTTTCGATCCAAGAACACCTTGAGTTTCTGGGATGCGTCCTCAAACTGCACGAATGAAAATTGACACAGCGACCGCGTTTCAGTCAACGGCGAATCAAACGGAGTCCCTGCCGAGTTTGTTGGCTTCTTTGCCGTTGGCGTCGTCCTGTCCGCAACTAACACCCGCTCCTTAGTCACGAATGAATCGATCTTGAATACTGGCACCCACGTTGTGGGATCCGGACTATCTGGATTTTCGCTTGATTGCTTTTGCTCTTCGGTGCCCGTCTGAAACTTTGCAGACACTTCCCAATACAGCGGATGCTTTTCGTTTCGCTCCGCTGTCAAGTCATCGCACACCAAACCAAGAGGCCCGTATAGCAAGCCGACGCGGGGTAGTCCTGGAGTCTCTGTTAGCACCGATAGACGAGAAGTAAACTTATCGTCGGTCTTGACGCGGAAGTTCCACGACTCACCAAAGACAAGCGTAAAGCCCTGGCCCTTGCGTACAAATCCGCTGCCCTTGCGAAGTTCACTGCCGACTAACTCATTGGCCATCGTTATCTCCTAAATGCAAGTCGCGGTGCAGCCTCTGCTAATTCGTTCGCCTTCTTCGCTTCCGCTAGCAAGTCCTCTGCAAGTTTCTTTTGCTCGGCTTGCTGCTTGCTCTTTGCGTTTTCTTGCTGCATGAAGGTAAAGGCTTCCTTAGTGCCGGCTTTAAGCGTAGGGGCAATGTTCTTGGCGATTTCCTGGCCGCTTTGCGTACCGAATCGCATCGCTGCTTCCATCGCCAACTTATCGCCCTGGCCCCTACTAAGTCCCTTATCTGGCCCTAGCGATACCATGCCCTCAATTCGTTGCAGTTCCGCTTGCAATTGCTCTTGAGGCGATGCCATGCCCTGCTTTGCTCGCTCTGCGTCTTGCTCGGCTTGTTTCTTTCGCTTGGCTTCCTCAACCAACTTGTTGAGCGTCTGATACCGCTTGATGTCGTTCTCCGAGTAACCTGCAGCCTTTTGCTTAGCCGCCATGTATTCGTTTTCGCTCATCGTCAATTGGTCGTACTGATCGCGTAGCGACTTCATTTCCTCGATCTGCTTTTTGCGTAGTTCGTCGGCTTTCGCTTCTGCTGCTTTCGCCTTCTCCGCTGCCGCCTCTTCTTCCGCTCGTTGCTTGGCTTGCTCGGCTAGTTTAGCCGCCTCAGCGTCCACCTTCTTTTTGTTCTCAAGCCTCATCCATTCCGCATGCATCGCATCCGCAATGGCATCCTCTTCGGCTCTTGCGAGTTCGTTGAGGTTAAGCAAGTACTCATTCGACTTGCCTTGAGCATACGATACTAAGAATCCCCAACCCTTCGCAAACGTACCAAGACCTTCGGTCAATTTCTGCGTGCCCGCCCCTGATGCTTGCGTGCGGAATGCATCGAGTAACGCTGTAACCGCTGGCGTCAGTTGATTGCCGATATCGATCGCCAACGCTTTAACATCCCCACCCGCTTTTGCGAACTGGCCCGATAAAGTCGCGGCTAGTTTTTCGTTCATTCCTGCGAAGCGTCCACCCTCTTCGGTTGCACTTTTAAACGCATCCGCGACCATTTGAGCACTTATGCTCCCTTGCTCCATCTTCTTCCGTAGTTCCTCCATGCTCATGCCGGTTGTGCGGCTGATTTCTTGGAGAGGATTAAAACCTGCGTTGACCATCTGCAAGACTTCCTGCCCCATTAGCTTCCCGTTGGCTTGCACTTGACCAAATGCCAACGCAAGGGATTGGAATTGCTCTGGATTGCCTAGCGAGATAGCCGAGAGTCGCTGAAGTGTTGGGCGGATGTTATCCGCCGTTACGCCGAACTGAAGAAGCGTCTTACCGGCTCTTGCGAAGTCTGCGAAGTTGATAGGCGATTCTACGTCCAATTTTTTGAAGTCCGCCATTATGCTGGATGCGGTCTTTGCTGATCCAGTCATGACCTCAAAGGATACTTTTGTTTGCTCCATGTCGGCTGACATGTTGATTGCTGATTTTATGCCGCTTATCGCAACGCCTAGCCCTGCGTAGCCCATCGCTAGATTCTTCACCGCATTGATAGCCGACTGCTGCGCTGCCATCGCTTCGGTTTGCTTTTGGGCTTCTTTCGTCGTCAATCCTAGTTGATTCTGCAACGCCAATTGAGATTGGCGAAACGCATCGGCTGATATGGCTCCTGACTGTAGTTTATTTCGCAGCAACTCCATTGACTGCGTGTATTGAGCCATTGCCCCGGTAGGCACGTTGATACCGAGTTTCTTGGCTAATGTCTCCTGCGTCCGCGCGAATGCGTCAGCCGTCAATCCACCGGCTTTAAACGCCCTTGCTAACTTCTCAAGTTCCGTTTCGTACTTATCAAACGGGTCGATGGACTCTCTCGCAATGCGTGCAATGCTGTTGAGTTCATTCCGCGTAAACTGCCCGTTCTTGCGAAGTTCATCGACATTGTAGCCCACTTTGATGTTTGCGATATTGATCGTCTGCGTCATTACCTCGCTCCTAGTCCAAACATCGCTTTAACCTGTCCTGCGATTTGCGTCGATGCTTTCGCCGCTTGCTTCAGCATCGTTTTTGCACTCCGTTTTGGCCGCTTGTAGCGTGTCGGCATGAAGTCGGCTACCTCCGGCATTGCCTGGCCTGCCCTGGCGAATAGGGGCAAATTGATTGCATGGACGATGGACGCGGTTTGCTCCCATTCTTCGCCGATTGGCTCGATGGAGTCAAACGCTATCCACTGATCCAACGCCCCCGACGGTAGGCTCTTCGTCCAGCCCATCGGGTCAACAATCCCCCATCTCAACGCAAGCCGAAAGGCGATTGCTAGCCGGCGGCTGCGTCTGATTTTTTTGCTAGGGCTTCGATCTCCTTCGCGTCGTATTCGGAGAGTTTCAAAGCCTCCTCGTACAACTTGCCGATGGTCTGACGCGGAAGCGGCTTGAGCGAATCGCTATCCATAACTATCCGCTCGCCGTCCTTACCTACCAAGCAATAAGAGACAAGCAGCCTGCGATGCTTCGCAAAATCGAACTTGTCGCCCGACTGCATTTGCACTTCCATATCTGCTGCATCCGATTCGCAAAGCTCACGAAGCGTAAAGACTTCCGAACCTATCCGAATCTCAATTGTTTTCAGGGGACGCGATGCAGCCGCCAAGAATCTATCCAGCTCGCTATTCATCGTCGTCCCCCTCGCTCAGAATACGCGTCGCTTCCTCGACGAATTGACGCGAAAACTGTTCTGGTGGCTCAATGTCCATCTGATAGCCCAAAGCGTTCATTGCTTGCATCTCAATCGATGCCATCTCACCCTCCGTCAGTTGCTCATGAGGAAAGTTGAACAACGCTTGTAGTTGCACCTTCTCGCCATGCGGCAAGTAGCCCACCAAGACTTCGTCGAAGAGCACTTGAAATTGAGCCAACGGCACTTCAATGCCGTCGGCCCTTAAACCCATCTGTTGTTGCAAAGCAAACATAAACGCCCCTTACTAAGCCGCTGTAAAAGTCAATGACGTTGCACCGTCAAACTGCAACGTATAACTCCCTCGCATGATAACACCCTTTTCGCACGAAGGGAATTTCACGTTTTTGACGAACGCTGTTCCCTGCACCGAACCGGCTCCTGGAAAGGTAAGCGTGACACTGATCCCTGCGTATGGTTCCGCTGACGGAATCATCGCAGTCGTGATCGGTGGAGCGGCTCCAAGCCAGTTAAACTCAATCTCAATTTCGGGATTCTTCCGAAGGTCGCTTGGTCGCAACTTTTCGTAAAGAGTAGTTCCCAAATCAGTGATGTCGAGGGCATCGACCGAGATATTGAAATCCCCAATCCGAGTGATCTGCGTAGTCACCAAACCAGTACCCGAGATGGTTGCCCCCAACCCGGTATCTGCAACTGTTAAAGCAGGCATGCCTAAGGCTCCTTGTAATGCACCAAGAGGTCGAAACTAACCAAATACCGATGCTCTTGGTTGCCATCGGTTGGAGGATCTTGCATATACTCATCGCCGCTGTCGAAGTCGATACCGCAAAATGTATAGCCATCGACAACACCGCGAAACGAATCAATTCCAGTCTCACGAATCGCTCGGCTGATCGCACTTGCTGCCGTGCGAGTCAGTGCAAAGCATTCGAGCGTTATTCGTGCATGTGCGGACTTGCCTAAACCGCTTACCATGTGATCGCGTTGAGTTGATATCACGTAATAAATCACCGCTGGCATCGTTGCTTTTTGCACCAATACGTCTGGGTACATACGCTGCCCTATAAGCGTCGATACGCTTGCATAGGACAGTAGTTTTGTACGCAACGCTTCGCCAATCGCTGACATTACAGTTCCCCGCTGATGATGCCAATTGTTCTGGCTGCTGCTTCGCTCGAACCGCTGACGATTCGCACTACCTTCACGCCCTCGAATACGTTGGGATTGAGCGCGATGTAGCGGCTAGTATTGACAGCTACGCTATACTCTGTTCCCTCGCTGTACAGTGCGTAGAAATTGGTTCCTTGGTCTGCTGACGCCTGAAATTTAAACGTTGTGCCAGTCAGCCCCGATGGAGTGATGATCGCAAGCGGTACGCTCGCGCCTCGCATCGTCAACGCTGTTGAGGTCGTTCCGCTCGATGCAATAGTTACGGTGTCCGTCAATGTTACGTTTTTAGCCAAGTCTTAGCTCCTTAATCTCTTTTTGCAGTTGGTCAAGAAACGCCGCTTCCGCTTGCGTCCTCGTTTGGTCATACGCCCGAACTGGTGCCCGTTCGTTGTTGGGGAAGTTAGCCGTTTGTGGATCCGCTCCCACGGTTGCATAGTATTGATTCCCGCGACGCGAAGTCCTCAAAACCTTCTGTCCCTTTTTCCCCCAAAGATTCCGTGTGTACGTTGTGCCTTTTTTATACGGCATGACGAATTGCTGCTTGTTGCCTTTTGGGTATTGAGCACCGATCCACACGGCCACGCCGCTTTTGCCTACCTTGTGGCCGATGTGCTTGCGGGAATCGTTGCTAAATGCTGGATTGTTTTTAAACTTCCTGCTCCACCGATTACGGCTACCGCTTTCGCGGGATGATCTCGATAGCGGCTCCGTTGCTCGTGCAATAGGCTTTGCAAACTCCCCCAAGCATCGACCGAAAGGCCCGTTGCGAAGCGTTAACGGGATCGCTCCGATTGCCTTGATTAAGTCCATGTTGATTTCAATCTTGCTGCTCATTACATCACCACCGAGCAAATAAGGTCGATGTATCTGCGTAGCCCATCGACTGGGTTAATGTGCGTGATGCCGTATCGCTCACCATCGTATTGTACGCTCATCGTCGTATCGTATCCGCTTCGATAGCGGACGCGAAAAACTGCTCGGGTTCCCGCTTCGAGTTGACGCCCTCGCATCGATTCGGTTCCGCCCGTTGGGTAGTATTCGCAAGGTTCGCCGACAACGTAGTTTGTCCAAGACACGCTAGGCTGCCCAGACGCGTCCTGCGTCTCTGTCTTTTGTTGGATCGTGCATCGCTGGCGAAGTCTGCCAACGCGTAAATCTTTAGGGCGTCCGCTCATGGGTAACTACTCCGCATGTAACGACGAACCAACATCTCATACGGTCGCATTGTTTGCAGTGCTTCCGACATCAGCATGTCCCGATTTTCGAAGTAGTGAGCCACTAGCAACTTGATAGCCGCTTTTGCTGCCTCTGGTACGCCCTGCCCGTCTTGCGAGTAACCGCACTTGTATGTGATTGTCCAAGCATCCCAACGCGATGAGGTCGCCGGTAGGCTTACTTGGTACGCAAGCCTGAATTGGTCAACATGCAATTGGTAAAGACTACTCGATAGCGTTTGCAATGCGTTGTTGCCGTCGTAATACTGGATCGATGTAATCGAGTGGATTGGTGATCGCAAAAGCGTAAAGCCATCGTAAAGCGAACCGACACGCAAGCGAAGCGTTTGGTAGCAAGTAACGGTGTCCGTATCGTGCTCCCACTGCTCCCGCGCCGCCTGAATCAATGCGGACAAGTGCACATCGTGCGTAGTGTCGCTACTTGCTATTTCGAGTTGCTTTTTTGCTTCGCTTAGTGTCACTGGCTCCGTTGTCGGCCCTGTCACTAACTCCGGTATCAGCCGCATTTGCAAGCCCTCTGGCAATCATCAACTCCGCTTGTCCAATAGGCACTGCTACCAACCGATATCCGGCTGGTAGCCCTTGCCAATAGTGATTGAGGATCAAGTCCATAGGACTAGACCACTCGGCAAACGTCACCGTCAGCCGCACCCGTCGAGGTCGTCGGTGCAATCTTGCCACGAGATAGCACTGCTACCGCTGCGATATAGCCACCGCTGGTGCCGTCCCCAAAGGTTGCGACAACCTTGAGGAATGGCTCCTTACCGCGAAGATCGACTTGGAAGACGCATGTCTGCCCGTCGTCGGTTGCACTTGGAAGTGCAAGCGTAGCACCTCCAAGACCGCTGCCACCTGCAAAGGTCGCTCCGGTGATATCGGCGTAACTTCCGCCGCTGGTCGATGATGCTTGCAACTTCAATGCGGTCATCGCAATATCGGTTGCACCGAGTTGCACGACAATCGTAGCGTAGTCGTAGCCTCTGGTATCAACAACATCAGCCGTAGCCGTGTTGTTATCGATCAACGCGCCGGGCTTGATCGCTGTAACAAACTTGCACTGTTGTAGTGGATTCATAACATCAATTCCTTTCGTTGTGTGGTTCAGTAATTACGCTGCGGCCTTGACTTGGACAATCGGCCCTGCGTTGCTTGCATCGCCGATTTCATGCACGTTGTAGTCCCAGCGAGTGATCGAACGGAAAGCGGTTTGGTCAAATTCCATGTACCGCGAAGAGTCAGCAACTACGCTAACACCGCGTCGGAGTCCCAAGGTGGATGCCATCGACAAATCACCGATGTAGGCCAGTTTGGTTCCGCCGCTGATCGTGCTCGGCATCACTTGCGTGAACTGCACCGGATATCCCAGGAATTGCAACACTGGGCCGCTTCCGAGGTCAACGTAGTTGTTACCGCCCGCTGCGAGTTGTAAGCGTGCGAGCACGTTCCAAAAGACGGCCTTGTGGCAGAACCATACCGGGTTCATTCCGGCGAATTCTGGCAACTTGCCGACGGCTTCCTGGAACACTGCAATGGTCAGCGTCGCCGCTGTGTTTTGCCCTGCTGCTGCGGTTGCTACTGAACCCGCTGCAAGCACGTTAGCAAGCCCGTTGATGCCACCGTAAGCGGTCGTACCATCGCCTAGAAACGCAGCTTGATCCAACTTGAGGGCATGGGCTTGTGCCATCTCCATCGCCAAATAATCAGCGATAGCAATAACCGCATCTTCGTTGAGTTCGTTGGAGACTCGAGTCAGCGTAGCCCACTTGTGGGCTGTCAAAGAGACTTGCCCCAATGCTGGATCGCTCGCCGTGATTTCTCCCGCTTCACCCACTGCGTAGGCGGTAAGACCGCTGACGCGTCGAGGGATCGTGACCGTATCGCTGCCCATTGGGTAAGTACGAGCGTATCGCGAAGTAACGCCGTAGGTTTCCATCAGGCTGATAACCGACGTTTCAAACTCAGGAGGGACGAGTACGCCGCCCCGCAAGTCGTCATTCTCTCCCATCGCATTGAGGACGCCGTTATCTCGGCACCATTGACGGGCTTGAGTATTGCCGTTGAGTGCTCGGAAAAACTGACCGGCTTTGTAGGCATCGCGTTCGGCATCTGGGCCTTTGAACGCTTTCAGCTTGCCGGTCGCCCGTGCGGTTGCAGGGATGCGAAAACTGGACGCTTCAACGCTGCGAGTTTCGTTGACTTGTCGGACAGTGTTGGACACTGCTGACTCAATGCGAATTGCTCGCTCTCGCTCCTTGCTCAAGTTTTCAATCTGACCGGCTTTGCCGTCAGTGCCGACGATTGCATCAATCTCTGCTTGTTCGTCTGCGAGTAGATCGCGGTTGTCTTGCGATGCTACGTCTTGGATTGCTTTTACCTTGGCTTGCAAGGCTTGGATTTCTTCCCCGAGTTGCTTTGCGGTTTTCATACCGACTGCTCCTGTGCTGTGTGGCAGTCGATAAACCAAGATAGCGGCATGACTGCCACGGTGTTACTCAAAACTATTCCGTGTGTCACTGCCGCTAATTAGTTGCAGAGTGTCGGCACTTCTGGCCGACGCATTAAACCTAGCAAGTCGCTAGCGTGTTGTCAAGCCTCCTGCGTACTGCGCCATCTTCGCCTTGAGCAAATTGACTCTTGCTTGGTCGAATGCGTTCGATGTCTTCCGTTTCTTGTTGCCGTTCTCAACGCGTCCCGTAGCAAAGCCTAGTTCAATGGCCTTTTCAACCTCGTACCACGACTCTTGAGCCATCGCGTTTTCGATTTCGCCTTTGGATAGTTTCGCGTATTGCGAATAGATATCCGCTAGCGACGCATCGTAGGACTCAAGAGCGTTGATCACCTTCGCCAACTCTTCCCGGTTGCCAAATGCAAAGCCCATCGCTCGGTGGATCATCAGTCTTGAGCCGTCAGCCATCAATCGCTTAGCACCGCCGAGAAAGATGATTGACGCCGCCGACGCTGCCAAACTGTCGTTGATCGTTGTGACCTCGCCTTTGTGGGATCGCAACGCGTTATAAATGCCGATACCCTCATCTGCCGCCCCGCCTGGAGAGTTGATGCGAACCGTAACCGCGTTGGAGCCGAAAGAACGAAGAGCATCGACTACGCCCCGTTGAGTGATCGGATTTTCATCCCATCCATCGCCAACAACGCCGGATAGTAGGATTTCGTTGAGTTCAGCCTTAATTTCGATCATTTTCCACCCCTTTTTAGGTCAAAAACCCTGTTTTCCCACGTTTTTACCTCGTTTTCGACCGCTTTTTTGAGCGATTCGCCCCCGTTTTCAGCCGCCAATTTCGCCAAAATTAGCGTTG